AAGGTGTAAAGAAAAGATGAAAACATGGGGACCTCAATTATCAAACATCGTTAAGATAATTATCGAAGGTTCTCTTGTGTATCCGAATTGTATAGAAAAATATACGGATGAAGCTTTGTCTCCAGTTGCTTATGAGGTTGATGTTGTCGGAAACACCCCTCTCCCTGAGGATGAAATTGAGGAAAAACAAACAGATCTTGCAGAAGTAACGGCACAAGTTATGAGTAGGAAATCTTACATGAAGAAATGGAGAAATCTTACTGATGATGAAGTGCAGGAAGAGCTTGAACAGATTGCTCTTGAAAGGGAAATGATTGAAGACACCTTTCAATCCCCAAATTCCTTAAGGGAGAAACCTTATCCGGATGATTTAGAAAATGGTAAGGGTAATACTCTTGAGAAGGGTAACGCCCTTGAGAATCCGGATGAGGAAATTGAAACGGATAATGATTCTGAATTTATTGAGGAATAAAAAAATGCCTGATGTTGATGTTGTTTTAAGGAACAGGCTTTTAATGAAGGATGCAGAAGAAGCAAGGGATGCAATTACAAAAAAACAACAAAGGGAAATATCAAAGCTTTATTCTGATTGGGCAAAGGAAGTTGGTGAAAGGGCAGAATATTTCAAGAATAAAACTACTCCATCCAGTGTTCTTGCAGAACAACAGTTAAGGATATTGCAGAATCAATTAACTGAAACATCAAGACAGGTATCCAATGAGGTAAATAACAAGATTGTAAGCAACATGTATTTGATGGCTGATTCTGTTGTCAAATCAAATGTAAAATGGCTTGAATCATTGGGGTTTACAAATTTGGACAAAATAAGTGCATCCTTTACAAGTGTTCCTGATCAACAGGTTAGAAGGTTAATAACAGGTCAGGTTTACCAATCTGGATGGAGTTTATCTAAGGCAATTTGGTCTGATAACGAAAAAGCTTTAAAAGATATTTATGGTATTGTTGCTAGTGGATTGGCACAGAATAGGCCAATTTATGAAATTGCAAAAAATCTTGAATCTTATGTTAATCCAAATAGAAAGCTAAATTGGAATTTGGTAATGGAGGACGGAAGGAGGATTTATAAAAAATCCGTTGATTATAATGCTCAAAGGTTGGCTAGGACATTGGTCCAGCATAGTTATCAAACAAGCTTTGTTGCTGTTACGAAAGATAATCCACTAATATTATCGTACCGGTGGGTTGCAAATGGTTCAAGGGTTTGCCCCTTATGTATGGAAATGGATGGTAGAATATTTGAAAAAGATAATTTGCCGCTTGACCACCCGAATGGTATGTGCACTGTAGAACCTGTTATTGATGATAATTATCTTGACAGGTTAGCCAATTGGGTAACAAATCCTCAAGGGTCAGACCCTGAACTTGATGAATTCGCTCAGAACTTTGGTTATAATCCACCTCCTCCTGTTTTGGATAAATCCCCATTAAAAAATGCATCCATTGAAAATGCAAATGAAGAGGGGTTTAAGAAATGGTCATTTGATGATCTTGAAAGAATTGCAAAAGGATTACCTGTAAATCAGGAGGATAACGAAGCAGGACAATGGGCAAGAACATTTTATATTGACACAAATCAAAGCAATGTTATGAATGCCTTTGCAAGGGAAGCTGCTAAACATAACATGACACCGTTGGAATGGCTTGAGGTAAATAAGCAGAATTATTCTCCGGAGTATTATGAGCAAATGAAAAAGGCCTTCCCGTATTTGGATAAAGCATTTAGCTCATATACATTGCCGGAGGGATTAGAAACTCATAGGTTTGTTAAAAATGATTTTTTGGATGAGGTATTTGGCAGCAGGAAGCTGAAGGATATAAAAGCTGGCATTGGTGGAATTCTGGAAAACGATCAATATTTATCTACAACTGTTGGTGGCCATGATAGTTTTGGTAATAGGTCTGTTATGTTGACCATACAAGCCCCGAAGGGGACAAAATGTTTGCCAACGGATAACATAAAAGAAGGGGAAGTTGTTTTTGGCCGTAACTACAATATGGAACTCGTTGCTGCAAATAAGTATTCAAAAAATAATCCAAAAGAAATGACTACACCATCCGGAAACAAAAGTGATTTCACAGGCTTGGAATTAGTTGTTAGGTTGATTGAAAAGGGAAAGTAAAATGAGTAATTCAAGAGTGCCTGCAAGATTTGTACAAGGGGCGGTTAATGTTATTAAATCCCAATGCAGTGATTGCAGAAACAGAATAGACATGCCTGGCAACATGGATAGCAAATGTCTGAAGTTTGGCAAATGTCCGGATAAATACAGGCTTGTTTCAATGAACACAAGGTGTCCACAAAGGTATGGATGATACAAGGCCTCTGTAAGCCTCTGTAAAGCGTTTTAATCGTTTTGTGTGTATTTCCTCGTAAAATGGATTCAAACGCCGTACAGAGGCTTGTAGGTGCCTTAAAATTGATTCTGGTGTGTTTGTATGGTGGACGTATATATTATTATATATATAAAATATTTTAAAATTTTTAAATCATATATTTTGTATTGTGTATTTGATATAATATATATAGGCAAATATCCATCAAATTACGAGGAGTAATCAACATGAATGTAAAAGCAATATGCCAGAGGTGCAAGGAAGCATTTAGTGTTTCCGAAGAAAACTTAAATTACCAAAAAGAATTTGTGTATGATGGACAATCAATATTCTTAACATATTTCGATTGCCCAAAATGTGGCAGACGCCATTTTGTTCAGATTGATGATCAGAAATCAAAAGAACTTCTTGAAAGATGTAAAAGAGATTTTGTTAGTCTGTCAATTGCAAAAAGCAAAGGGCATAAAATTATCAAAAAGAACCGCAAAAAGAAATTTGATGCTGAGCGGAAGTACCTGAGCGAATTCAGGAATAAACTTGCCAAAGAATATTCTGGTAGGCAGGTTGTGGATTTAGAAACAGGAAATACTTTTGTATTGTTGTTTTCTAAATTTTGATTTTGACCACCTAACAATGTGGATAGTTTTAAATGGAGGAAATTAAAATGGCAGAAGAAAAGAAAAATCAGGAACTGGAAGAGGAAGTTAAGGATGAATCTGTTGATGAGACAGATAACAACGAATCGGGAAATGATGATTCCAGGGATGAGGGAGCCAAGGAGGAAAAGACATTTACTCAGGCTCAGGTTAACAGAATGATGACCAAGGAAAAGAACCAGGGCAGAAATTCTGTTTACAATGAACTTGGTATTAAGCCTGGTGATAAGAAAACACTTGCAATGATCAAATCCTTTATTGAGTCTCAGAAAACGGATGAACAGAAAGCCGCAGAAGCGGAGCAGAACTCCAACAAGGAACTGGAAGAAGCAAACAGAAAGGTTATTATTGCAGAAGCTAAAGCCGAAGCAATGATGCTTGGAATTAAAAAGCAATATGTAGAGGATGCTGTTACCCTTGTGATTTCAAAAATTGAGAATGAGGAAACAGATGCCAAAACAGCTCTTGGTGAACTTAAATCAAAATATCCTGTTTGGTTTGAAAAGGATGATGATAAAAACCAAACAGGTAAAAAGGGAACTGGGAGTTCTGTAAAAACAAAGGGCGGAACTGGTTCTAAACAGGGTTCTGAAGAACAGAGTCTTGGTGCTAGATTAGCTGCAAAAAGAAAATCTAGTTCCAAAAGTAGTTATTGGGGAAAGAAATAATTGTTTTTTGTTTTTGAGGAGGAAATTTATTTATGCTTAATAGAAGTGGTATTAAGACAGCATCTTACGGTGCACCCACTCAGATTCTTGCCAATGTTGAACTGCAGGCATCTGTTGGATGTATTGTTGATGATGCTATTGTAGCATCTGCTGATTCAAATGGTAAGAAGATTGCCAAGGCAGGCACTCCGATTATTGTTAATTTTGCAAATCTGCAAACTCCGGCAACAGCAGGAACTGCAACGGGGAATTCTCCCACTGCTAATGCTGTTCTTCTGCATGATGTTGATGTTACTAATGGTGATGCAAACGGAACTGCGCTTTACTTTGGTGTTGTAAACATCAACCGTCTGGATACAGCAACTCAGGCAAAGGTTACAGCTGGCATTAACGTTATCGGGGCTGTTTCTTTCATTAAGGCCTAATTGATTTTGTTTTAAAGGAGGATTTTAATATATGACTATTTTCGATCTTATGACTAGTCAGAATCTTGTAGCATATTGGGAAACTCTCATTCAGGATGAAGCTCCTTATCCCTGTGAGGAACTTTTTCCGGATGATAAAAAGCAGGGACTTTCTCTTAAGTGGCTTAAGGGAGCAAGAGGTCTTCCCATTGTTCTGAAGACAAGCGCATTTGATGTTCACGCTATTCCCCGTCCTCGTATTGGATTTGAAAAGCTTTCTGCTGAGATGCCTTTCTTCAAAGAATCAACTTACATTGATGAGGAGCTGAGACAGGAACTCAATATGGTTCTTGAAACAGGAAATCAGGCATACATTGATTCTGTTATGAATCGTGTTTTCGATGATGAAACAAACCTTCTCAGAGGTGCAAGGGCAGCTAGGGAAAGAATGAGGATGATGGCCCTTACCACCGGTATTGTTTCCATGGCATCCAATGGTCAGGCGTTTACTTTCAATTATGGAATTCCGAATGCTCACAAGAGCAATGTTTCTACTGCTTGGAGTGATCATACAAATTCTGATCCGATTGAGGACATTAGGGTTGCTAAGGAAAAGATTCAGGATGATACCGGTGCTATTATCACCCGTGCAATGTGTAATTCCAAGGTGTGGCGTCACATCCGTAACAACGTTAACATTCAGAAGCAGATTTTTGTTCTGTCTAATGGTGTAGGTTCTATCAGTGACCAGAGACTTAGACAGTACATCATGGATGAGCTTGAAATTGAGGTTGTTGTTAATGATAAGCGGTATAAGGATGAATCCGGAACTACCCTTGCTTTCATGCCTGATAACACCTTTGTAATGTTCCCAGATGGTGATCTTGGAAAGACCTGGTTTGGTACTACTCCTGAAGAGTCTGACCTTATTTCTTCTGGTGTTGCAAATGTGTCCATTACTGATACAGGTGTTGCTGTTACCACCATCAAGAAGGCAGACCCTGTTAACGTTGAAACTAAGGTTACAATGATCTGTCTCCCCAGCTTTGAGATGGCTGACCAGGTCTATATTATTAGTACTGTAACCGCTTAATCTGGATTAAAAATATAATAATAAAAATAAATAGCCAAATATTTGAGAGCGTTCGCCATGATGTTTGCCATAGTGTTGTTTTGTTACTCCTGTTCCTATTTCTCAAATATTTGGCTATTTTTATCAAAAGAGAGGAATTTAGAAATGGTTAAAATTACAAATGGAAAAGATGTTTTTGAAGTAACTGAAGGTGCATTTGAAAGTATTTTTGTACATCAGGGATATGTTAAATTTGATGGTAAAAAGGAGGAATCCAAAAATATTCCCGATGTTGAAATTCCGGTAGTTGATGCCGCAGATGAGTTTGATGAAATTGAAGAGGTTGAAAATGAGAAGCCTGTAAGTCAGTGGACTAAGGCAGAAGTCAAGGAATTTGCAAAGGCAAATGGAATTGACATTAGTGGAACTAAAAATGTCAACGAAGCTAAGGAAATCATCAAGCAGTTTATTAGGGCTTAATCATGACTGATATTGAAAGAATAAAAAAAGAGATAAGAGAAGAACAATCCCCATATTTTGAAGAAACAGACTTTCAATATTACTTGGATAAAAATAATGGGGATGTTAATGCTACGATTTATGAAATGCTAATAATTAAATCAGAAGATTCAACAATTTCTGTTAGTGGTTTAAATACTCAGGATACTTCCGGATATTTTAAAAGACTTGCGTCTAGGTATAAAACATTTAATTCAGGTATTCTTAGTGGTGTTTAAATATGATTAATACAAAATTTGAAGTATATAAAATAAAGAGGGAATTAAAAAGAAGTGGAAAAGCTTTTGAATTCTACAGAAAAGCTTTAAATGATTTTGGGGAACCAATTTTTGATTTGCAATATGTAGGAAAATTGAAAGCAATTTACCACGAAGAAAATAGCAATATCCAAATAACAACTGGGGATACAACTCAGGTAAGGACAAAGAAAATCCCAATGCTTCTTTGTATTTATGATGATTGTATAAATGCCAATTTAAAGGTTGGGGATTTTGTTATTATCAATTTCAAAAAGTTTAAAATTACAGGGATAGTTAATATTCAGGAGTGGGGAATAATTGCAGATATTTCCTTGGAGGTATTTGACAATGGCAATAAGGATTGATTATTCCAAAAGCACTTTGAATAAAAATTTGTATGATTTAACCAACAAGATTGGTGCAGCTGTTCTGATGGTAGCAAGCACCGAGGCAGCAAGGTTGGAAAGCAAAATGAAAATCAATAGACCTTGGACTGATAGAACCGGAATGGCTAAGGCAACCTTAAGAGCATCTGTTTCCCAGCCATCAAAAGACAAAATAAGAATAACTCTTTCTCATGGTGTTGATTATGGCATTTGGTTGGAATTGGCCCATGAAAAAAATTATGCAATTATAGCCCCAACAATAAATCAGGAAGGACCAGAGGTTGTTAAAAGGTTCCAAGGTCTAATGAGTAGAATAGGTACTTTGTTATGATTGATACAAGGGAATTTGTATATAACCAATCAAGGTGGCAGGATATATTTTTATACTTACAAGACAAAGGGTTTGAGGTTTATTCCCCGGGAGTTAAAGTTGGAGAATGTTCCTCCCCTTATGTTGTTGTAAAAAATGATGGTTCATCAAGGCATGATTCATTTAGTACGAATGTTGATCTATATGCTTTAATGTGTTATGTTCCGAAAAACAATTATAGTTATTTGGAGGTGTTTGTTTCCGAGGTAAGATCTGCAATGAAAGAATTGGAGCCAATGATTAAACCGACAGGACAACAGACCTCAAGCTATTATGATGATACATATAAAGCTCACATGATCAGCATACAATATAAGAACTACAAAAAGATTTTAACTATTTAATTTTGGAGGTGTTTTAAATGGCTGTTAAAAAGTCTAAAAATGAAATCCCTACAATTGATTGTGAGATGGTTACAATTCAGGTTGATGGGGAAACGGATGAAATTGGATTTACCACTGCTAACAGTATTGCTGTTGA